GTCTAATGCTGTTTTCTGAGTGTTATATTCTACATCGGTAATTGTTTCTGCTGCTCTTTGTTCTTCTAACTTACGTTGTTTAGCAGCAAATTCATTATCGATAGTTGTTATTTTAATATTTAATAATGCATCTGCATCCTCAATTGCTTTATCTAAAGCTTTCTTTCTATCATCTTCTGCTTTTTCATCTGCTTTTTCTTTAGCCTCATTAGTGATAACCTGATCTTGAGCAGTATAACGTGCATTAACAGCACTAACTGCTTTCAAGTATTGTTCTTGAGTAATTAATTTAGCATCAAGATTAGCTTTTAATTTAGCTAAATCATCATCACGTTGAAATTGAATTTCTAAGCGACGTTGTGCTTCGTCATCAAGTAATGCTTTAGTAGCAGTACGTTGTGCTTCTAGAATCATTTTTTCTACATCGGCAGCTGTTTGCTTTTGTTTTTCAGCAAATTGGTCTGCTTCACGTTGTGCTTTTTCACGATCTTGTTTACGTTGAGCAGCACGTTTTGCACCTGCTGCTTCATTATCTTTTCTAATACCTTCTTGTACTGCAAAATTGTTTATGCGTTGCTGAGATTGTAAATCTCTAATACGCGCAGTAGTTTCAATCTCACCTTTAGTATAATCATCAGATATCTTAGAAAAATCCTTAGCATTTAAGTTTCTATCTTTTAATGCTTTATTATAAATGTCAGTACGTTCTTTTTGAGCACGTTGTAATGACTCAATTTCTCCAGTGATATTGTCATTTGTGATTTTATTAAGTTCAGATGCTGATGCACCTATTGCTTTTGCTTGTGCTATTCTTTCAGCACCATTACGTTTAAGTGCTCTTAATTCACCATTTAATCCTACATCTACTAATTCTAATGATTTAGTAAATGCAGCATTTGCAGCAGTTGCTTCTGCTGTATTGTCAATAAAATCAATTAATGCGCTAACTGCTAGACCTAAACCAACAACTAAGGCACCAATACCAGTTGCAATAAGGGCGCTTGAAAATGCTCTTACACCTACTGATGCTGCTGTTGAGCTTACACCAACCGCATTTAAAGCCGTTGATGTTGCTACTGTAGTGGTAGCAAATAATTTTTGGATACCAGATGTAGTTTGAATTACAACACCTAAGTTTTTAAATGCATCTTGTGCTGCTAACAATTGGTTTATACCCTGAGTAAATGCAAGTAAACCTTGTATTTTAAGTAATGATTTTTGTACATCCTCAGATTCAACACCAAATGCAGCTAATGCACCTTGTACAGCAGTAAAACCACCTAACACACCTGTTAATGCTTGTCCTACCGCAGCAAATTTCTTATCAGCATCAAATGCAGCAGCTAACGCTCTAGCATCACCTAATGTATCTCTTAATTCACCTACTTTTTGAGCGGCTTTAGCTGCTTCTTGAGACGTTAATCCAAATTTAGCAACGGTATTTTCTAAGTCAATACTTGCCTCACGTAATTGTTTACGTAGATTATCTGCTGAACCAGCTGCATTCTGCAACTGCGAGTCATCTACGTTTAATTTTATTTGTATTTCTTTGGCCATAGTGTTGTTGTCAATGTTTTAAAACTACGTTTAAATTTTTTAACCGCTGTCTTTTTGTCAATAGCTAATTCGTATTTTCCCTTAGCTGCGTCTATAACCTCGTGTTGCGCAATGTGTGGTGCTGCATTAAGCAACTTCCACACAAGCTCAATGTTTATATTTGGATGTTGTATCATTTGTTAATTAAAATATGTTGATGAAGCACTTAAGTATATTACAGTTGTAGAACTTTGCATATATTGGTATCCATTTATACCTGATTGTGATATTTGAACTTGTAAAATACCTCCAGAAGCACTTCCTGTTACTGTACAGAAAATATTTTGATTAGGAATAGGAATACCACTGGAACTTACACCCAATTCAACAATTGGAATTAGTGTTGATCCACTCTCCATTTTATAATAATAATATCCAGATCCTGTACTAAACGTTCCGTGGTTTCCATTAGTAGAAACTGTACTAGCAGTACCATAAAGTGATGCTGATCTTATCCAACAATATTGATAAGCAGAACCAGATACTGAATAGCCCATAGTTGTCCAATTAGGATCACTACTTGAAGGATATATACTTGAAGTTGACCAAAGTACAGAGGCAGTAATAATATAATTAATAGGTGCTCCTGCTAAAGCACCATCAAATAAAGGATATACTTTATTTACTATGCTATCAGCTGGTACATAAGAACTACTCATTTTATCATTTAATAAAAATCCATAGCCTATGTTTGTATTATGACTAGCAGTTGCTCTATTAATAAATGTAGCAGCAGAAGCGGTTTGGAGACTTGCTAATGTAGCAAAAGCAGCTTGTTGTGTATATTCTCTTCCATACGCAATTTGTGGTAATTGATAATCTGTTCTTATCCTATTACCATTTTTATCTTCAATTTTTAGAAATATAGATCCTGTTGGATTAAAAATATCAGATTTTTGTAAATATGATCCTGTTCCTGCTGATGGAGGTATTCTTTGAGATTGAGTTACAGTCATTACTTTTACCCATTTAGCATCATTATAATCAGGATAAGCTAAACTTTGAGTTGTTAATACTGAAATGGATAATGGTAAATTAGACGTATTGGTTAAATCCATACTTTGATCAGTACCAAAATTAGTACCTGTGTTAATATAACTTACTACAGCTCTAGTACCTGTAGAATAACAAGTCCCAATAAGATTAGCACGTGATTGAGTTACTGCAGAAGCACTATCATTGGCTTCTGCTAAAGAACAAGTACTTGTAAATATTGAAGATGAAACAGGTACAATTACATTTGCTATAGAACCTGTAAGTCCTGCGCTACAATCATTTTTCTGTATCCAAACATTTATAGCATCATTATAATAGTAATTAATTGAACAACTACCAAATATGTTAGCATTTGATTGAGTAACACTAGTTAGGTAAGCACTAGCTGATGCTTGTGCTATTGATTGAGATATACTTGAACTAAATGTATTAGCAGCAACTGTTGTAGTATAGAAACTACCTGTTTGACAGGTAGGACAATTATTCTTTTGAGCTGAACCACTTATAGCTGTATTACCATAACTACCACTTACACTACCTGTAAATACAAGTGTATAAGAACCTGTAACACCTAATCCATAACACAAATTAGCTACCGACATAGTAACACAATTTGGACCAGGTGAACCTGCTAAAATTTGGAACATATCTATGTTAATAGGATAGCTGTTAGGTACTGTTTCGTAAATAGTATTAGTTGGAGTTGCAGGACAACTACCAGTAGCATAATCAACTTTAATTGTTACATAGTTTGGATTATTACAGCAGTTTGAACCTGTAATGCCAAATGTTACTACTTGACTTGAAGTATTAAATAATACTGAACCATATAATGTAGGTGCTTGTTCGCACGTGTTATCAAATGTAAATTTATTATCTAAACTACCTTCTAATAATGGACCTAATAATTCCATTCTACATTCACCTGTCCTTAAATTGTAATCATTTATAGCACGTAGATGATAGTAGTTAGAACGTAATTGAATAATATCATTTAATTCTAATTTACTATAAACAGCAAAAGGTAATACTGCATTACATCTTAAAATTCTAGTTTTAGGATCATAAAGCAGATTTATATAATTAGACCAATATTTGTCAAATAGTGATTGTGAAGGAGGCTGTGTACCATACACAGGCTCTTCATTTAAAAACAACAATGACAACGAACTTGTAGTCGTTGTCTGTCCACTATAATGATCAAAATAAGGGAATGCTGTAAATGTATCTGTAGTTACAAGTGTACTACCTGTATCATAATATTGTACTTTAATAATGTCACACTCTTTAGTACCATTATAGAAAAATATTCTAGGAAATACTTTGGCAGGTGCAAAACTTTCATTCGAAATAAAGTAAGGTATATATATTTTGTTTTTCGCCATTGTATTAACAATTTGATATTACTGATGATGGATCTATAGTTATATTTACATTTGGAGGTGCTGATATTGAACCTGTTGGAATACAATCAATTGTTGTAATAGTAGGATTACAAGTAAATCCACAATTCTGATAATCTAAATAGTAGTAATCATAATCAGCAGTATTTGAACCATACGGAATATACACAAATTGAGTATAAGTATTTGTACCACCACAACCACCAACAACGTCATAATTAATAGGAATATAGAAGTCACCATATGTGTTTGTAATAGGTGTACCTCCAATATTTAATGTTACTGTTGTTCTATATAATGAATTATTATAGAAAGAACCATTAGCATTACAAAAATAATTTTGTGTTAAAAGGAAACCATCATCAACTTTTACCCTAATTGTTGTTGTACCAAGTGAACCTGATAATCCAGTACCATTTAAATAAGAAATGGGAGCAGAGGCAAATGTTGAAATAACATTATATTCACCTGATGAAAAGTCATTGGTAGTATCTGTATAAAACGATCTACCATAATCTCTATTGTTTTTAGATTTAAATTGTCCTGATATGTAATCTGAATCTTGTTTATCACCAAATGTTAATTTATTAACAGCTAAACTATTAGCAGGAATTACTTCTAATCCCTGATTTAAATCAACATATTCATTTATATTTAGTATTTCACCTTGTTTATACCAATCATTAAATTCTTCAATTATAAAATTATTTAGATTCGTTTTATCAGGATAAATTACTAAGTTGAATTTACGTTGGATACCTTTAATGAAATCAATTAATTTAATTCCATCTGTACCTCTTGGCATATTATAAGGCACATTAAAAACCCTACCATCTGCTGCTTGCATTACTTTAGTAATTTCAAGTGTTGATTTAGGATCATCATCAGGATCAAGTATAACTTGGAAGTTTGAACCTCCTGAATTACTATATCTTAGCCCAAATTGAAATGTACTACCAGTAGTAATTTGTGCTGTATTAAATTCAGTTTCTAATGTAAATTTTTCTGTTTTAGTAGATTGTGAATTGTATGTTTGAACATCTAACAAATAATTGTTAATGTTAACTAATGTAGTTGTACCAGCACCATATACAAGACTAAATTGTGGAATACCATTTCCAGCACCTGTACTTTTAACTTCAAAATATAATTTAAGATTACCTCTTAAACGTGATGCTGCAGCATTTGGTGATGCTGACATTGTATAATACAAACTAGGTGAGATAGCACCTGATGGGTTGGATTGAATGTTATACCAAGGCAAAACAAGATCCACACCAGCACTCATTGTTACATTTGATAATCCACTTCCGCTTAAAGCAGCTATTTTGAATTGACCAAATGTTTCTAAGCTGCCACTTATATAATCAGGATATTTTAATCCTTTATTTAACACCATATAAACATTATCTAACCAACTTTGGGTAAAGAAGTTAGATGTGTAAGTGTATCCTGCATAATCAAATATAGCATCAAATACCTCTTTTACTCTAATTGATGGTTTCCAATCTTGAACTGCCATAGCACCTTCATCACTATCAATACCAAAGAAATTTTCTTCTGGAGTGTATGATAAACGCTGACCATAATCAGCAAATGGATAAACTATTGAACCACTGAATAAATTATAATTCCAAGATGCTTTAATATTTCCAAAAGAGGAGGTATGATTAAATTGAGATAATGAAGATAAATCTTCTAAATAAGCTAGATTTAAATCTCTAGCAAATTTATTTAATGTACCAAATATAGTTACCTCCCAATAGTCAACTATTTCTTGGTTTATCATTACAATTTTATTTAATTGTAAATAACCATCTAATATAGCTAAACCATCATAATCAATGTAACAAGGTACTTTAGCATTAGTGCTAAACAAATAAGGTTCATCAATTGAGATGTCATACGCGTGTTGAAAAAACGTATTATTTTTATTTGTACCTGGTAATTGGAAAGTACGAGATAATGAGTATGGAATTTGATCCACCTCAGTTACCTCAGTTAGATTATTTGATATAAGCAAATCCTCATCTTTGAAAGTATCTAAAATAATACTTCCAGAATATGGGATATAATTTGCAACTAGTTTATACTGGGATACTAACATTATAATATTAATTTGTAGCTTCTACCTAATGTAAATCCAATAGTGTAGTTAATAAGCTTATCATTTACTTGTGTCTTGAATCTAATACTCTTTGTTTTGATAATCAAAGGAATTATTGTATTATTGTTTGGTACCCAATAAACTTCATCACTAACAAGTAATTGTTTCATCCACTCGTTATATGATTCAGGAATAAAATCAGTATTTACTTCTAAATTCTCTTCGGTATCAACGTAATATCTTTTTCTTAAAGTAGAATAATTAGCTATATTTAAAGCTGTACTTTCCCAAGTACCAAGTTGTGGTTGGTATGTATTCTCACTAACATTAAAGTCTTCATAATGTGCTTTAGGGAATGTTATATAATCAAATTGTCCAAATTGGTTTTTGAACTTGATTACTACAGGAGTATACTTACATTCATCAACAACGTCAAATCTAATTGATGCTGATGGAATAGATACTCCGTTATTTTTGATTTGAACAGTATAATAAGCTGTATCACTGGTAATAAAGCCAGGTGATAATAAATTTAATACATTTATACCACTTGCTATTTGAGTTACTGATGCAGTAGTTGAACCTGTAACGTTAGTTGATACCCACGTTTCTTGATAACTTCTAGATACTCCATTAAAATCAACTGCTGTATAAGAAGCAGTATTAGATGAATTGTAGAAATTCAATACTGACATTAAACCATAGTTTCCTGTGCCACCACAGAAATCACAAATATAAGATGATTGAGTTGTAGGTGCTGATGACATAATAGGCCACAATGCACTTTCACTATTTGCAGGTTCACCTATATAAGATGAACTATTAAATAACTGATATCCATCAATTGCTTGATTAATAGATGAAGTTACATCTGAACCAGTTACATATCCACCTATAGATGCAGTGTAGTAAATAAAATTACCATACACTTTATAATTATACATTTGATGGTAATCCTGTTCAGCACCAACAAATAAAGATCCAATTATCTTGGATATATCAAACATACCTCTACCTGAGGCATTAGGATATTTTTGCAGCACATAATTAAATGTAGCTGGTTCTTGTGCGAATGAACCTGTCCAATATTTTAATTTTAGTACGTATTGATACTGATCTTTAGATACATTAGTTGTATCAAGTACAGTAAATACCATTGGAGATTCCGCTAATGATAATGAAGGCGGAGTCTGTGTAAATGTATAAGCCATTCAACATTTTGGTATATAACCCAAAATTCGGCTTTTATGTTATTGAAACTGATCTAGTTGCTTAATTATATTGTCTACTAAAGCATCTGCCCAAGCTTCGCCTAATTTGTCAAGATTAGCAGCTAATGCTTCTTCAATAAATGGGTTTGGTGAATATGTGCCGTGACCTGAAGCAATATATTGATAATAATCTTCAGCAACAATTCCAAAACTACCATCATCTCCCCTAACTAATTGTATTGAATCTCTTAATTGACCAGGGTGAGGTCCTATTTCATCTACAGGAGATAGAGCTTTAGCCTCTCGAACAGTTTGTTCAAGTACAAGTTGCAGCTGAACATTCTGTCTTGCTACATCCTCTTTGTTTGGTTTTGATATGGGGTTGTTTCCTTTAGGCATTATTCACTTACAATACAAGCGTTAGTATTATTGAACTGAGTTAATGTGAAGTTAAATTCATATCCACATAATCCATTATCCATTCTTCTATCAAATGGAGTGCCTGTGACTGCACTAACATCATATAGTTCTTTACGCTTGCGAATGTAAGAAACAATGTCTGTACCTACTCCAAATCCAGTATTCCAAATATCAATTAAGTTATCTTCACGATTAAAACCAGGTGAGTAATTTTGTACTTCACCTGTTGTAGAATTATCGATAATTACTTTTCTATCAGCAAATATCATTCTGATATTATGAGTAGTAGTTTTTTCGTTTACTGTTGAATTTGTAATATAAAATTGAACGTAAGGAAAAATAGACTGTTTAGCAGAATCAAATTCATAAATGTCTCCAAAAAATACAGATTCAACATTGGGATGGCTACCTGCTAATTCATATAGCAAAGTAGTCATTTGATAAATCGATGTATTCTGGTTTGTAAGAACTAAATTAGCCATTTTAATAGAATCTTGATTTCTTGTTATTAGATGATGTTGGTTTGTTGGTTTCGTTTTTAGAAACGTTTCTATTTGTGTTTTTAGTTGATTCTAAATACACTGATAGCAAACTAACATTTTTGCTTTTCGGTTTATATACTTTTTTCTTACTCATTATACGTGAATACCTGCTGTGTATGACCAACCTTGGTTAGGATAAACGTTATCTATTTTACCATTTGACTGATAATATTCAGGATATAATTGTGGAGATTCTGATAGTAAGTATGTTAATAATCTTTCTTGATAAAATTGAGCTGATTGAAGTGCTTTTTCAACTAAATAATCAACTTCATTTTTAGTAGGTAATACTGACTGCTCACTCAAGTGACGTTGTACACCCGTATTAGAAATGTTATAGGAAAGGAAAGGTAATGACTCAACAACAGCATAGTAAACTAGACAATCAGTTATATAGTTGTCTAATAATAGTTTATATGAGGCATTAGCAACATTACCTACAGTACCATCAGCAATAATAGTTTGTAATTTATTAAACAATACAGTACCTAAAACAGGTAAAATGTATTTGTCTTGAGACGTTTTAATAAACGGTACTAATTTGTCTGGATCAATATTACCACCATAAGGCGTACGTTTGGTAATATCATCTCTTTTTATGAATAAAATGTTTAACATTTCTTATTTATTTTATTACTTCGAATTCTAATTTATTTAAAGCAGTCATTGCAAATGGCTTATTACCATATTGACTTGGTGATGTATAACCATCAATCACTCTATCGTCAGTAGTGTCACCAATTGGATTATCATCATTATCATCTAAATCAGGTAAACCACTAATTTGTCTTGCTGAACCTTCTTGTTGTTCACCTTCTTGTGATTCAGTAATGTTTCTATTTACTGCGTTATCACCTACTTGGTATTGCATTTCAGTTAAGAAACCTAAAGGTAACAATGGATCAAAGTACAATTGAGCTTCAGTTACACCATTGTAATAGAAGATATCTTCAATTGCATCAATTATCATTTGTTGGAAAGGAGTTACTACCATTGATTGGAATATTTCAAATCCAACCTTCATTTCTTCAGCATTTGAGCTAAAGCCCTGACCACGTTCACGTAAACCAAACAATAATGGAGTAGTAATTCTGTGAGCAACCATAATTCTACGAGCTGCTTCTTCAGACAAAAACTGATATTTGTCGTGTAAATTATCTACTTGTAAAGCATCAATTGTTGTAGCATTTTCTTTATTATCGTTAAAATTCATTACAAACTTACCTGCATTAGATGAACCAACAAATTTTTGTTTTAATGCTGCTTCTAATTGCTCTCTTTCTTCAATTGGTGGAATACCATTGTTGAAGTTAATCATAGTAAGTGGCATAAAACCATTTAATATGTTGTTGATGTGTAAATTAGATAATTCACTCTCAACTGAGGTGTATTGTAATGAGGGATACCAATCAGGCAATCCATAATAGAATTTACCTGGTTTGTAAGGCTTAATGTAATAAATTTCAGATGTAGGAGTACCTTCACTCTTAGTGTATGCAGGTATTTCTTCATAAGCTACTTTTTTAGCACTCCAATCAGGTGAATAGTAATAACAATCGATTTCACCTCTAATATTTACTTTTCCTGAACGTAATGTTTGGACTGGTACGTGTACTATTTCTTCTATACTAGAACCATCTTCAGAATATATAAGTTGAAACGCTGCGTTACCATAAAGTTTAAGATCAAAAATAGCTTTATTTAAGTCTTTGTCTGCTAATAAATTATAAATCATAGTATCCACATTTGGATCTTTTGATTTTAATCCCTTACCATAGATTAGATTTGAAGTTGCATCTACACAAGCAGCATTTGTAGTTGATGTTTCATACTTTTCAGTAATAACACCAAAAAAATCATCAGTACCATAAATGCCATATTCTACCCAAGGCGTTCTTTTACCACTAGCACTTTGTTCGTTAACCTTAGGTTGAATGTAGTTTGTTAGGTTAACTACTGATATAAAGTTTTTTGTTGATTGATTCATAAACTTAATAAATTATATATTCGTTGTTTGATCCTGTATATGTTATAAAGTCAGGAGTTGAAGCAGTATAAGCTGAAGCAGATGAATATAACATTTCACCTGAGTATAGCTCTTGTACTTCAGTTGAGCCTGACATTTGGAATAATTGCATATAGTAAAATCCATTATTTGTTAAATTAAATGATGCAGTAACAGTTAAAAAATCATTGCTATTAAATGACGCTGTCGGAATAATAGATGATGACACATTTGTATCTTCACTTACTAATTTAATTTTGTAAGATATAGGTGACACTGATGATGTCTCTCTTACTCTAATAGCAAATGATTGAGAAGATGTTACTGGTTGAATTACTATCATAATGATATAACCACAAATTGATGATTTAGTCTAAAAAAGGGACCACTGTAGAGAACAGCGGTCCGATTAGATAAAATATACTATAAACCGTGGCTGAATACGGCAAAAATAAATATATGACAAAGAAATAGGCCATCCAAAAAGGATGACCTAAATCTTAGTAAACACTGTAAATGGGATATATAATAAATCCTCTAGTAGTACTAGTTAGTACCTGTAACTACTGTTGGAGCTTGAGAACCTAATCCAGCAAATGCGTTAGCAACTGTTGAACCACTAACATAGTTAGCAGGTAAAGACTCTAATCCAGTAAACGTCAAGCTATATCCGTACTTATCACCTAATGAAGCACCAGTTTCAGCAATTGTTCCTTCAGTTACATCAGCACCATTGATACGACCTACTAATAGGGTATCACCTTTGTTTGTTTGAACAAAGATTTGTGGACGACCATAAGCTAACAACTTTAACTGTTTAGTTGTAGTTGCATCTAATGATTTAAGGTTCAATACTAATACTTGTTGGAAGGCAGTAGTACCATTATCTCTTGAGGTTACGATGGTTTCAGTGTAGGTTGAGTTACCTTTTAACTCGTAATTATATACGGTTGAACCTGAGAAGCCACCATTGATTGTGTCAGATAAACTTCCTGTTCCACCAACTAGAGAACCAGTATAAATTTGACTGAAGTTTTGGAAGAATACTGCTCTTAAACCACCAACGGAGTCTTTACACGGTTCATTTCTACCTAATGTAATATCGCAAGGCATATTTTAATAATTTAATTTATTTTTAAAAAAAAATGAGGTTTTGTTTTTAGGAGGGTAACCACCAACCATCCATTATTTTATGCTAATTAGCAGTTCTTGTAAGCTACAATATCTGAACCAACACCGAACTGAACACCAGCTGCATAGCGCATCACAAATCTTACGTTTTGTGAACCATCTAAATCACTCATATCTAACACTCTTACTTCGTTGAAGTCAGCTTTTAACGCTGTACCGAAGAATAAGTTAGATTTTTGTGCGGCTACCATTGTGTTAGAAGCTAAACCAGGGCAGTATTGAAGAGGTATTCCTAAGAAATCTAATGGCTTACCACCTACATAAGCACCAAATTGGTAGTTAGCAGTACCTAAAGCGAAAGCATAAGCT